CCGTGTACCTGCCATGTTAGAACCTGGAGAATTTGTAATACGTAAAACAGCTGCTAAATCTATCGGTCATAGTAGGCTAGGTAAAATGAATGCTACTGGTGCTGGTGGTATGGGTAACGTACAATTTAATATTGTTAATAATGGTGAACCAAAGTCAGCAGAACAGCAAGGTTCACCTAAAATTGATACAGATAAAATTGTTATTGATGTTGTTATGCGTGATTTAAAATCTAACGGACCTATTAGACAAGCCATGAGAAATTGATAAGGAAATAGACTATGAGTACTGCTACTTACCCTGATGATGCTATAGCCCCTGTAACAGCTTTTTCTGTTATAGGTACTACTACATATACTAATACAAGTACTACTAGAGAATTTGCGTTACCTAGTACTGTTACCAATAAAGGAGAAGTTACTGCTTTTCAAGAAGGAGTCTTACAGTCTACTAGCTCTTATAGTTTAGCATCTGCTGGTGATTCTATTACTTTTTTAACAGCTCCCAATGCTACTCAATTAATAATAAAAACTATATCATTTCCTAGTACATTTCGAGTACTTAGAAAATTTCCTAAAGTAGTTGCCCAAGACTATGCTAGTGCTACTGTAACTGTAAATGGTAATAACTTTACCCTTAATGGTATAACAGAATCTTTTTCACTTCCTGCAGGTGTCAATGTAGCATCTAGTAGTGACTTTATGGTATATGTTAGTGGTATCTTTCAACAAGTTTCTGCTTATAGTTTTCCTTCTACAGCTTTAGGTAATGGCGGTATAGATATAGGCGATAAAAGCGCTGTTAAACTTTTAACTAATTTTGCTTCTAACTTAACAGATATAAGCCCTTCTCCACATACCGTAGCTATAAACTCAGGATCTGCTACATTTAGTGCGAGTAACTTAGTACTAGATGCTACTAAATATATAAGCACAGCTTCTAGTGATGATTTTACTGTGGGAGAAGAAACTTCTTTTACTATTGATACTATAGTAACACCTGATGCAGGTGCTAGTATGAGCGCAAACCAAACTTTACTATCTCGTTTTCAAGATTCTTCTAACTACTATATGCTAAGAACTGTTGGTACAACTTCTAATGTAGGATTCGTAGTAAATCATGAAGGATCAAAGACAGAAGTATATGGAGGTAACTGTAATGGAGGAACTACCTATAATGTAGCGGTATCCTATGATAAAGTAACTTCTAGACTTCGTTTATACGTACAAAATTCTTTAGTAGGTAATGTAGCATATACTCCCAGTGTTACTAAATTTTCTTCTGGTCCTTTAGTTATAGGAGCTAATGGTGCAGTATCTGGAGGATCTGCTGCAAGTAGAGAACGTTTTAAAGGTAAAATGGAATATATGCGTTTTGCAAAAGTAGCTAAACTTAGAGGTGCTACTGCACCTGGTCAAGCTTTTCCTACTACTGCTACTGTTATAGGTGGTGCTCCTTTAGGGTCTGCAGATATTGCAGATACTTTATCTGTGCGAGTATTTGATGCAGAGGTTACAGAAACTGATAGATTTAACTCTATGGCAGATAGAAAACCTGATGCGGGTTTTTCTACTGAGAAAGTGTTCGGTGTAGAAACTTTTACTTCTCAAGCTGGTTATGAAAAAAGAAGATTAAAGTCTAGAAGACCTCTTCGTAATTATAAATTACAGTATACTAATATTTCAGGAGTAGAAAGAACTGCTATTGAGAATTTTTATAATGCTAGAAGCGGAACATTTGAATCTTTTAGTTTTGACTTGTCACATTTAAATGAGAGTGGTATAATAACTACAAGATTTGATGGAGCTTTAGCTATAACTCAAGTTTTATCTGCAGGAACGGCTTTGACAGAGAATTTTTTTACTGTGAGTTTTGATTTGAAAGAGACATTTGACTAATGACCGCTAGAAACTACGATGTAATTTTAACTGTTGCCGATGCTGGACCTTTTGTACCTGGTAACTCTATTGTAGGATCCGCCAGTGGGACTGTAGGCTTTATAGCTAATGTTAATGTAACTACTGATCAATTAAAAATTAAACTAAATAATGTACTGCAAGAATTTCATACTAATGAAACTATACAATCTAAATCAGCTGTAATAAGTAAAAATGCTAATGGAGCATTAAATACTCTTTCTGTACCTTTTAAATCTAATGTATGGTCTAGTGAACAAATTACAGGTAGTACTACTATTTCTTCACAGGCTCCTAGCCCATTTATAGCAGCAAAAAATGCATTTACACAAAATCCTATAGTAAGATTATATGAAATATATTATCCAGGAGAGTGGTTTCCCGCCACTCCTGAAGGTAATCCTACTAATGATGGAGAGGGTAGAGCTTGGCCCACTAATTTTCCTATAAAATTTGCAGATGTAGCAGGAGATTTAGTTTCTGATTTACAATATAATGTAACTTATGATGGAGATTCATATATACCTTTTCCTGTAGATATATCTAGTATTAGCCAAGCAACTGATGGACAAATTAATGAACTTACTTTATCAGTTTTTAATGTAGATAATATTATATCAGCAATAGTTGAAGATCCATATATTGTAGGTAATAATATTAGTAATTCTTGTGTAGCTAATGTTAATGGTATACCTTGTCATGGTATTGATCCTAGAACCATTAACTTTACTCCTGCACAAGTAGGTAATGCTGGAGAAATTGCTTTTGATACCTTAACTAGAGCAAGAGCTAATAATTTACTTTATAGTGCTACTATAGAAGGAACTTATGGACAATCTAATGCTTCTTATACTAAAGATCAGACAGAGCTTACTAAGGGAACTTGGCAAGAGTTAAAAACTGATTCTAGAGATCTAACAGGAGCCGTAGTTAATATTAAAACTACTTTTGCTAATTTTTTAGATGTATGGCCGGAACATAGTGTCATTAAATATCTTACAGGAAATGTTATAGAAGTTTATAATGCTATGCCTTATAGAGTAGGAGACTCTGTAAGGTCTATAAAAGGATCTACTAATGCTTCTGTAGTAAGTATAGAAGAAAATAGATTTTTATTCTTATCAAATCCTTTACAGGCAAATACTGCTGTAGGTGATGAAGTTTTTATTATTAATGATGATGCAGATACAGAATCTTATATAGAAGATAGGTTTAAAATAGATCAATTAGAAGAATTAGGACCACAAGTAGCAGCTTTCAATTTAGTTACTTGGTTACAATATTTTAAACAAGTAACTCCCAGACGTAAGTATTATAAAAATACCTGTCAATGGCAATACAAAGGTGAAGAGTGTCAATATCCTGGTCCCGCAGGTGGTACTATACCTGGTACTACTCTTACTGCTAATAATAATCCTATTAGTGTTGATAACACAACTGCATCTGGACCTGAAGGTGATATATGTGGTAAGAATATCTTAGCTTGTACTATTAGAAATAATTCTATACACTTTGGAGGCTTCCCTGCAACAGGACGTACAATCCCCAAACAATAAAATTAAAGGTTGTATACTTCCTTGGATGCATATTTTTGGAGGATTAACTGGTAATTTTTATTTATGCTGTCATGCACAATTTCAAACAGATACTACTATAGTAGGAACCTATGATCAATCCTTAGGCGACATATGGAATAGTGCTCAATATAAAAAAACACGTTTAGATTTTTTAAAAAATAAAATACCTACAGAATGTATAAAAGCATGTTATGATAAAGAAAAACAAGGTAGTGGTAGTAACAGATTACAAGTAAATAAACGATTTACTAAGGATGCATATTTACAGGCTCAGACTAACGCAGATGGAAGTTTAGATACCAAACCTACTTATCTAGATATTAGGTTTGGTAATCTGTGTAACTTTAAATGTAGAATGTGTGGTCCTGATGCCTCTACTAGCTGGTATAAAGATACTTTAGAAACAGGTTGGTCTAAAACTATGGACTACTATACTGATAATGAAAATTTTTGGGAAGATGTTCCACAATTTATTCCTGATCTAGAAGAAGTATATTTTGCAGGGGGTGAACCTTTTATACAAGAAGGTCACTATAAGATGCTTATATTACTTATAGAATCTGGTTATGCTAAAAATATACACCTAAGTTATAATACAAATTTAAGTTATCATAAATTTAAAAAATATAATCTTCCCGAACTATGGGGTAACTTTAAAAAAGTGTCTTTATGGCCTAGTGTAGATGGATATGGAAGTCGCGTAGAGTATTCTAGGAAGGGATTATCCTGGTCTAAATTTGAAAAACATGCTATTATGTTTAAAGACAATATAACTACTATAAGTGCAGTTATAAGTATATATAGTATAACATCTATGCCTGATTTAATACTATGGTGTAAACGTAATAATTTTTATTTCTATGGTACAACTTTGATAGAGCCTATATACCAAAAAGTTACTTGTTTACCTAAAGAGTCTAAACAAGATGTAATACAACTTTATAAAAAATTTACTACAGAGTATAAAGCACTTTTAAGTCTACATGATCTAGAACAAATTAAAAGCTGGCTATCTTTTATGGTTAGTACTGATGATTCTTATTTACTATCTGAATTTAAAAAAGAAACTGAAAGACTAGATATATTACGTAAAGAATCCTTTACAGATACCTTTCCGGAGTTTTCCTCATGGTACAAAAATATTTAGGTTTATATCACTCATATGAAGATATAAATTGTATAACACTAATTAAAAATTTCTATTTTTTAGAATTGAATTTACAATTCTCTTTACCAGATTACCCTGTTTCTAGACACTGGATTAAACAATTTACTACAACTAGTATAGATAGTTGGGCAGCTCAATGTGCTAAAAAAGTAAGTTTGACAAACGCTAAAGATTATGATGTAATAGCATTTAAGTCAGAAAAAACAAATTTAATAATACATTTTGGTATGTACTTAATGCCTTCCAAAATGTTACACATCGAAGAAGGGGGAATTTCGCGTGTGGAGACTCTATCAGATTACTGGGTAGAGAGTATACATTCGATTTATAGACATGACAGCTTGGTATGATAAATACAAAGATTTTCCATATTTACATTTAGGTAACAATGCAGAAACAGGGATTGACTGCTTTAATCTCTGTAAATATGTATATCTACATGAATTAAATATAGACATTCCTTACACTACAGATGATTTCTGTAAAATAGTAGATGAAGATTGGTATAGTAAAACTCAAGAAAGACTTTTTGAAATAAATGCAAATGAAAAGACTGGTTGGAGAAGAGTTAGAGAACCTAAACCTTATGATATAATAACTATGAGTCTAGGATCTACTAATGTTACAAATCATTGTGCATTATATGTTGATAGGAATAAAATCTTACAAACTATGATTAAGCATAAAAGCTGGGTCTCTCTTTACGGAAATTACTATAAACAATATACTATGGGGGTGTATAGATGGAAAGATTTATAAAATTAAAAGAAGATATGAACGCACACTCAATGTTAGAGTATCCTAAAGAGTGTGTAGGTATTATAACTAAAGACTTTAGGTATATTCCTTGTACAAACGTATCTCCTATGCCTAAACAAACTTTTATATTAGATCCTGCAGATTTAGTTAGAAATGACGAGAATATATGGGGCATATTTCATTCCCATCCTGGAGATGAAAATCCAATACCCAGTAAAGAAGATAAAGTAAGTGCAGCTTTTCAGGAATATAAATTTTTAGTAGGATTTAATAATAAATTTTATATATACTGGCTAGACCACAATATAGACGCACTCATATTTGATGAGTTTAAGGAAGAAAATCTTGTTAATTAATCTTAAAATACATTCAGCTTATAATAAACTCTTTGACGAAAAAATATATACTTTTGAAGCTTATGTAGCTACT